TCATCCAAAGTAAATTCTACATCTTTATAAAGACCACCGGCAAACTCTACATCAAGTTTGACCACATATCTGGTCTCATCATAATCTCTTAAACCACCTACAGAGATTTCTTCTTTACGTATAATCTTAGAAGTTATGGTTTTACCTAAAAGTGTCCAAGTAATATTATCACCCTTCACTGAAAATTTATCAGTGTGAATGACAGGCATACCAGAATTACCGGTATCAAATTTGGCAATAATTTTACCAAAAGGTTTTACTGTTAACACTTCTTTATAACCACATTCAGTAGGTATTGTAAATCTATTTTCTTTATTTGCAAAGTGTGTAATCACATCTTTTGCAATATTCATATTAGTAGCGTCTTCAATACCCTCAGTACCAGGAGAAGAGTTGACCTCTAACATAAAAGGTGGTTCTTTTTCTCTATTCTTACTTGGTATGAAGTCTACCGCTGACCAAAATCCACCCACTGCTTTTGCAGCTTTTAAACTTTCTTCTATTTCTAATTCTGTTAATTTTATTTTTTCTGGTTTTGAACCTTGTGATACATTTGATCGGAAATCTCCTTCTATAACTGGTCTTTTCATAGCGGCTAAAACTTTACCACCTAAGACGTGTACTCGAACATCATAGTCGGTTTTAATATATTCTTGTACTAATAAATCAGCATCCTCATCTTGTTTATGTATCAATTGTACTATAGAATCCAATCCTTTTTCAGTGTCCACAAACAATACTCCAACACCTTTACTACCACGTAAAGTTTTCATAATCATTGGAAATTTAATACCTGAATTATTTACAGCTTCAACTGAATTATCTGGATCGTTTAATAAGATTGTTTTAGGTTGTGTTAATCCGTAATCTGCAAGTCTTAATGAAGTTCTATACTTGTCTGCACAAATGTTTATGCAAGTTCTTCCATTAATAACTGCAACATTAGCTCTCTCTAAAATAGAAACAAAATCCATCCAACTATCTTTACGTGTAATACTACCACGTATAATAGCAACAGTATCTTTATCTATTTCAAAACCTTTTTTATCATCTTTGTTATGAAATTTACGTATGCCGTCTTCATAAGTCGTATAACCACCTGTCAATTTAAAAAGATAATGTGGATAATTTAACTTATCACATTCTTCTTTTAATCTATCAGCAGTGTGAAAGGTTTTTGCTTCTTCAGGTTCGTCTGTAATAATTAACAAACGTAAGAAATTCTTACCTTCTTTTGCTTCTGTTATAAACTGTTTAAACTTCGGTACTTGCATATTCACCACTAGAATTTTCGTCTTCCGAATTAGATTTTTTACCTATATTATATTTTGCTAATAACTTCCAATCTTTCTTTTCTTTAAAGGGTAATACTTTAATTTGACTTAATGGTGCTTTGTTTTCTGATTTCTGTTTATCTGTAATATCAATTAAATTCCAGTCTTGTAATAACAATGCAATTGTATTTCTTCTTTGCACATCATTTTCAGATAAAGTAGCATTCTTTCCGTCTAAAGCAAATAATTCTTTAAAGTGAACTATGTAATATTTACCTTGTTTGTGTAATATATGACACGATTGAAATAAGGTTTTATCTTTTCGGGAAGCAACACCAATTCTAGTAAGTGTTTCTCTTACTTTTAGGAAGTCATCAGGTTGTTTAAGTGTTACCTCTAACATATCCTGGATTGACCATTTAATATCCTCGCTCATTTTTTTCTCCCACCTTTACTTAACTTATCTTTTATATCTTCAATATGTTCCTTGGATAGTATTGTTAGAGCTTCTTTTGCTTTTTCATTACTATAACCATAATACTCTTTCACATATTCTAAGTTTTTCAATTTGGCTTGTGATAACCACTTGCCACCAAATCGCTTCTTTTTTCTTATACTATTTAGTAAAAAGTGAAATTGTACCTTTTTAGGCAAGAAGTGGAGACCATTCATTTCATTGGCTGGCATCAAAGTATCCCAAAACATTGATAAACATCTGTTTATGATGTATGGTGGATACTTCTTCTCCCAAGTAGGATCATCTGTATCTAACAGATTTTCTTTACTTTCATTAATTGCTTTTAGGTAATCTTTTAACTCGTACATTAATTTAATCCGTTTTTGCCTTTATTTGCAAATCTTAAAAATTCTTCTTTGTCATCAAAATTGTGAACACTATCTTTTGTAGCCTGCAATTCCTCTCTTGCTATTTTTTGTAACATAGCAAACAATTCATCAGGACTTTTTACTGCTTTCTCTTCAAATGACGCACAAAATTTAGCTATGTGTGGAATTATAGCTGGCCATAATGTCTTAATATCATTTTGAAAATCTTGTAACTGTTCTTTTTGAAAATCAGCTTTAGACTTACCTTCTTTTTTTAGAGTATCTTCCACATCTAGTGGTAAATGATCCATATTGATGTTAAATAACTCTTCTTGTATTTTTACTAATAAACTATCTACTGTATTATAACTTAATTTCATATTTTTCCTATACTGTTAATGCTGACGCTTTTAATTTACTTATGTTTCCTTTAATGAAAGTATTAAATGATAAACTAATTCTGACATCATTAGATTTATTTTTATCCACTTGATGTTGTAATGTTGAAGGAAATAATAATAAATCACCGTTTATTACTGGCAGTGACCAACTATCACTGTTTAAATAATTATACTCTTTAGGTTCTATCTCAAACATTCCCTTTACAGTTTTAACAAAGACAAGACCATCATTGGGTATTGTGTTATAATAAAAAACACCACTAATAAAACTATTTGGATGGTAATGTAAATGATGATGTTGACCTGGATATGTATAATTAATCCAAGATTCTGTTATATAAACATCTAACTCAGCAGTAGGATTATAAGCATTTCTAACATAATCATTTATACTTTTATTAAAAAATTGTTTTAAATTTGATAAACTATTACTATTACCTAATACATTATGATCTGGTGTAATTTTATTACCAGTGTTTTCTGTACTTGTTTTTTCGTAAGAATCAAATGTAAACTTTTCATTAGCATCAAACTCTCTATTATAATTTGTTTTAAAAACAGAGGTTGGAAATATTGTAATCAATTGACTCATTTTATTTTCCCTTCATACTTTTTAAAAAACTTTTTATGTTTTTTGCCTAGTTTTCTTTTCCAAAATTTATCCGTATTCAAAATATGGTCAGCTTCTCTTTCTAATTCATAGGCACCTCTTTCTTGTACCTTTGTTCTCATATTAACCTTATTCCAATTAAATTTCTGTGCCATATTACTTGAATTTACAACCAGCCATTATCTCTGTTAAACACGCAACCATATTAATTTCTTGGTCGGCAACAAAAGCTGATTTATATTGATAACCTGCAATGATTAAAACTGCTTGAGGTATTGATTTAGGTTCTAAAAATTGATATAAAGTATCATAGATATTGGTAAATAATGCCTGAGGTTCTTTATCTATATTCTGAACAACCCATTTTCTCATCTCATTAAAGTTTTTCTCCTTTAATGTTTTCATAAGACCTTTACTATTTGCCTCAGATAAACTAAACAAGATACCACTGTCGATTTTACCTCTAACAGAATATCTTTGAAGTTCATTAATAGTTCTTCGAAAATCTGGATAATGTTTTTGAATTAACTCAGCTAAGACTTTTTTATCAAATTCAATATTCTCATCTTTAAGAACATTTGATAATCTTTCAAGTAAAGCTGTGGCCGTTTTGACCTTTTGACCATTCTTAATAGAAAAATCAATAACGGTACATCTACTATGTAAAGCAGGTATAATTTTATTCTTGTAATTACAAGTAAATATAAATCTACAATTGTTGTAAAATGTTTCAATAAAATTACGCAAAGCAGGTTGAACACTATCAGCATTCATATAATCTGCCTCGTCTATAATTACTACTTTATGATTAGATGTTTCGGTAAGTGATACAGTAGAAGCAAAGTTTTTAATCTTGTGCCTCAATGTATCTATTTGTCGGCCTTCATCTGAACCATTAATGATGATATAATCAGCACCAAGTTCTTCACATAAGGCACGAGCAACAGTTGTTTTACCAGTACCGGCAGTACCAGATAACAACAGATTTGGTATTTCTTTTTGAGATAGA